AAACGCCATCCTATTGATAAATTACCATTATTTGTAGCATCATCATTACTTTCTATACGCAAGGCCATCTGTCTAGCCCTAGCCCTTATATGTGATTGTTGTGTGGTGCTTGATATTTCGTTAGTTGAGTTAGTTGCTAGTGAATCGCCAGGAAAGTTTCTTGTCTTAACAACAACATTAACAGAACCATTATTTGCATCTTCTATAAATTTAAAATCAGGTATTATCCTTCTAGCGAAAGCAAATTTTTCGCCATCATCTAAATCAAAGTCACTACTTTCAATAAAAACACCAGTCATAGGTGAGCCATCATCATTAAATCCTTTTTCTTGTTGAAACAAATAACCGTCATTTACTGCTCTAGGATAATTTTCTATACCAGAATCAAGCCAAGCAGTTCTTACAAGTTGACCATAAAACCAAAGGTTTTCTGCATAGTTATATATTACATATCTATCTATTTCAGATGAACTTGACGAACAATAAAACCAACCTACTTCGTTTTTATCTTTAATGGTAAAAGCATGTATTTTGAAAGATTGTGTTAAATTTATATCACCAAACACATAGTTGTGTACGGAACAAGGCAGTGTATTTACAGAACCGTTATAGTAATAAAAGTTATTATAACTCATAAAATATACGGCTGAGGGTGTTGTTACGGCTGCTTTAGGTCCAATAAGTCCAGTACCTTCGTTTATTAAATTTACAGCAAAAGTAAAAGGTGGACCAACAAATTGCATGCTATATAAAGCTGTATCTGTCCAAATTAAAATTTCTTGTCTAGCCTTAACTGCACCAATTATTGAGGATCCAGACGATAAACGAAGTGAACCTGCTGTATTAGTAGATAATGGCTCAAACTCTAATTCATTTTCTTGATCGCTAAAAGCAATTAACATAGGATCTATTACGCCTGTTCTTGAAGTGCCTGATATAGGATCAGCTCCTAAAACTATTAAATGTCTATCAACTTCTGAAGTAATTACTTGTAAACCAACAGTAGGTACTAAATTAGCACCTGTAATACCAGATAATTCAACAGCTCTAGTTGACACACCATTATTTTCTGTCCATTTGAATATACCACCGTTTCTAGCACCTATAATTAAATCCTCTCCATAATTATCGTGTGTCCAAAGTCTTAATTGATTTGTAGCATCTAAAGCGGATGTGCTACCAAAGGTACCTTCACCCCAGCCATTTATGCCCCAGCCTGTGCCAGGTACGTAGACATCTAAACCAACGTTTACTTGATAAGCTCCTACAACTGAAGAGCCACCGTTACCACTATCAGAAGAGTTTGCGGTTACAGTTGTACCAGAGGTATCTTTAGCTTCTATAGTGTAGCTATTAGCATTAACTATGGTTGCTATTTGATATTCTTGATTTAGAACTGCAGCTGTAATGTTGCCACCCAAGGAAGAAGCACCACTAAATGTTACAAAATCATTCTTAACAGCCCCATGTGAAGTATCTGCAACGGTTATGGTGGCATCACCATTTGTAGCAGAAAATGTTACGTCACCTGCAGATGTTGTGAGCCTTATTGGTGTTATATCGTTAAATACTGTACCGCTTTCAATATAATACTTAAGATGCGTTCCTATACCAAGATACTTTGTACCACCTAATGATATCCAGCCGTGTAAAGCTCTAGCTGTGCCTAAATATGTTGCGGCTGATAATTTTTCCCAGCCACCAAATTTTTCTGGCCTACCTTTTCTAAAACGTACTAAATTACAATCAAACCAACCACCCTCATTATCATAAGCTGTACCCTCTCGGTTTATGCCTGGTCTAAATATGGTTTTTTGTAACGGCATCTAAACCTCAGTCCAATCTTTACCTTCAAATAACAAAGCTTCACTTTTTCTTCTTTTTACTAACCCTTCGTTTACCTCACCATTAACCTTATTCCATCTTTGTATTTGGTATGGTATATCTGCCCAATCAACATGCGTGCTATTTAAAACTTTTAATAAAGTTGAATTTTTAAGATTAGTTGGACCTAAATTAAAAACCCAAGATACTAAAGCGTCAAATTGTTTTTGATTTAATTGAACTTTAACTAAATCATGAATATAACCCTCGTATTCTTTTAGTTCATGAGCTAATAAATCTTCAGCCTCTTGCATAGTAATAGACATATTATCCTCAACAGGTGTGCCATCTATTAATTTTAAAGAACCAAAACCTATTGTGGGCTTGTTTGCAGGGCATCTATAAGAAACGGCATTACCATCTGCATCTTTAGGACAACCTTCATAATGTTTTATAAGCGTTACGCCTTCTTGTGATATTTGCATTCTACTCTCCTTTATCGGGGGTGTGAGATGCTCCGAAATAAAACGAAATAATTGCACTCGCTAATCCTCCTAAATAGCCAAGCACTAAGTTAATTAACGCTTCGCTGTTTTGTTCTGGTGGTTGTAAAGTTACTAAAAATATATAACCTAAAAAACCACCAATAGTAAATAAACCTATTATTCTAGCAGTCCAATCTTTGCTAAACATACCTCTAGCGTTTTGTTTATCGGCTACTTCAAGCTTAAAAACATCTACATCAAGCTCTTTCATTTGCACTTCAAACTCTTGTTCTGCTTTTTTAAGCTCTAACATTTGTTCTGGTGTGGCACTCTGCATTGCTTGTTGTATAGATTTTTGATCATTTGATACGCCTAAAACCTGTGCTATTTTTCCCATAGCCATATTGCCAAGAGGTCCGCCCATGGCAGACCCTAGCGTAGGTGCTACTGCACCAACAATATTTTTTAGTAATCCTTTCATATTAAAAACCTCGTTAGAACAGCAATACCAATAGCACCTATGAAACCAAACACTCCAAAAGTTGCAGCTTTTATGGTTGAATTTATATAGGTAATTTCTTGTTTTATATCAGAAAACTCGTTAAAAGCAGTTTTCCAACGTTCATGAGATATGGTTTCAAGCTTTGTAAGCCTTTCTGCTACATCATTAACTGTCATTTTTTTATCAATCATTTTGTAACGTATATATTTTAATTGGCTTTACTTTGCCTTTTACAAAAATACTTTCAAGTTCTTTCAATACAATTTGATCGCTGAAGTCACTTGCACTGATAGTATCATAACCTATAACAATATCTTCTCCAACTTCCTTTGTTGAGCTCTCTAATCTCGCTGCTAAATTTACAGCATCACCTATGGCAGAATAATCAAATCTAGTTTCACTACCCATATTACCAACTACAGCATATCCAGTATTAATACCAATACCTATTTCTACACCAAGATTTGCTTTTTTAAATTTGTCCTGTATATCTTGTGCACATAAAACTGCCATAGTTTGATGGTTTGGAACATCTATTGGCGCATTAAATATTGCCATCATAGCATCGCCAATATATTTATCTACCATACCATCATATTGTTTAACAGTATTAGCTTGTATCGTTAAAGCTTTGTTCATAATTTTAGTAACTTCTTCAGGTTCGAGTTTTTCAGACATAGCAGTAAAGCCTCTAACATCAGTAAAAAGGAAAGTGCAATATCGTCTTTCTCCACCTAACACTAAGGATTCTGGATTGTCTTGTAACTTTTTAACTTGTCTTGGATCAAGATAATGCTCAAACTGTTTTTTTATCTGTTGTCTTAGCTTATATTGTTGTCTAAATCTAAGATAAAACGCTATCGATCCTGTTATAAATTCAGATATTAACGTCCAGGACACATCAATTAATAAACCTTTTTGTATTAGAAAGTAGCCTGCTGTAGCAGTAATTAACATTAAAACCGTAGCAATAGTTATACCCCAAGTAATACCTAATAAATGCAAAGCAAACCAAACTAATGAGACAAAAACGACTAACGAAAGCATTTCTACAGCTAATGCATAATCAGGTATATAAGGGCTATCTTGTATCAATATAGATTCTGCTAATGCAGCTTGTATTTTATGTGGTTCTAATAACCCTACAGGTGTAGCTATTTGCGGCATAACTCCATTTGCTGTAACACCTACGAACACAAACTTACCTGCAACGTGCATTTCTTGTAATGTGGTTTGCTTAGTATTCACCCAACTTATCCATTTACGACCAAGACTATCTGTTTTAACTGGTGGTATTCCTCGTATTGATATTTCTTCGATACCATTATCATTAGTTTTTATAATATATGTTTCTACATTTAACAAAGATTTATAGATTTGTGTACCAAAACTAGGTATCCAGTCGTTATTAGGTGTTTTTACTAATAAGGGTATTCTACGAACTAATTGATCAATATCTGTGGGAGCAATGGCTAACCCTTGAAGTGTGTGATTGGATAAGAGAAGCAGGTTCTCCTTCACTCCCGTTGACATTATACCACCATTATCGTTTCCTAACACAACTGTACCTGGTGTTTTGGGATAATTACCCTTGCCATCTTCAAACATAGCTAAGACTGATGGTGCAAACTTTAATGTTTCTGCAAATATTTCATCGCCCCCCATTCGATCTGCTTGAGGAAAACTTATAACCCATCCTATGCCTACAGCACCATTATTAATTAAATCTACCTGTATTTGTGCTAATCTTTGTCTAGGTATAGGCCAACCACCTTCACGCTCTACATCATCTTCAGTAATATTTAATATTACAAAGTTACCAGATGGCTCTGGTGTTTTTACAAAAGCGTCAAATACTTTTAATTTGAGTATTTCTGTAGGTGTCGATTTATAAATTATTGGTGCTAAAAGTATTATAAGTATTGGTAATAATAGTTTCTTCATTTAATCACTCTGAGTGATAGTAATTATACTATCGCTACCACCATTTATCTTAATAACATTAGACACACCGTCTTGTATAAGTATGACTGTGTAAGCATTACTACCATTTACATCCACACGAACGCTCTCATTTACATCTCTGCGTAGACTTACTACATTACCTGTTATAAATGCCGTTATTTGTGTATCTGGATCTTTGCCAAGCAGAGTTCCTGTGATTTGTGTTGTGGTAGCTTGAGCTAGGACATCCTCTTCTTCGTCTATCGCTAATGCATCTAACACATTAAGCAAGTCTTCTAAATAGTTTACGTCAAGATAATTTATATCTAACTCAGTAAACTCTAAACTATCTTCTTTTAAATAATCCTCTGCAAGATAATCAATATCTAAATCATTAAAATCTAAGACACTATCTGACTTTGTTGTAGTAGTTTCTTCTTCAACCAACACTTCTTCTTTGGGTGGAGTAACAATAAGCATATTATCTATAACGTCTAAAGTAAGATCCAAAATTACAGGTTTTGTAGGAGCTGATTCATACACGCTTACGGTGGTGGCTTCATATGGTTTATTGAGTATTACGGTGCCCATAGCAGTAACTACCTCTATCTCGCCACTAGAAAGCCCCAGAGCGTCTGGTAGCAAAATTATAAGGCTACGCCCTAGTTCATCAACTGTTGCCGTAAAATCCGTCCCACGTATTGCTATATTGGCTGTTGGTGTTTTAAGGGTAATATTTTGTTTATCTATACGATTTAGGTTGCCTGTTATAAATCTTGCAGTACCAAGACCAAAAGTAAGAGCCATCTTTGCTTTACTAGGATCAGGATCATATATATATTCGTCAATAAGGAGCTGACTATGTTCTGTAAGTTTTACAGTAGATTCATCAAGAAAAGTAATAGCCATACGCCCATCTTTAGTTATGGCTTCATCATTACTTTGTATAGAAAAATTTAAGCCTGCATCATAAGGCT